TTAAAAAAAGATTTGAACGAAATAGCACCACCGAAACCGAAGAGAATAGTTCAACAGAAAGCCAAGAAGTCAGTCAAACAGATTCTAGCTCGCACTCGTAAGAAAGTTGCAAAGGCAGAACAAACATTACGTTCTGCTAAACAGTCTGCAGAAAATACAAAAAATAAACTGTTAACTATTGATAAAGCATTAACAGGAAAAGAGACACAACTACTTACTGAGGACATAATCGAGAGTGCTCCCAAAAATGTACAAGAGCATATAAACCAGCAAGAAGTAATCTTTAAACCTAATTCAGGTCCACAGACAGAATTTCTTGCAGCTTCTGAAAGAGAAGTATTTTATGGTGGAGCAAGAGGCGGTGGTAAATCATATGCGATGCTAGTCGATCCGCTACGCTACTGTGCACACTCAAATCACAGAGCACTCTTAGTAAGGAGAACGATGCCTGAGTTAAGAGACTTAATTCAAAAGTCTCAACTATTATATGCAAAAGCATTTCCAGGTGCAAAATGGAGAGAACAAGAAAAAGAATGGCGATTCCCATCAGGGGCAAAGATAGAGTTTGGTTACGCAGAGAACATGACAGATGCTTTAAGATACCAAGGTCAATCATACACATGGATAGGAATAGACGAACTTCCACAATATCCTTCGCCAGATATATATAATTTTTTAAGATCTTCTTTAAGATCCGTTGATAAAAATATTCCTGTTTATATGAGAGCAACAGGTAATCCAGGAAACGTAGGTTCACAATGGGTACGAGAAATGTTCGTAGAACCAGGAAAACCAAATATAGCGTTTGATGTAGGGATAGATACACCTAATGGAAAAAAATACATTAGTAGAAGATTTATTCCAGCTAAGTTACAAGATAATCCATATCTAATGCAGACTGATGATTATTATATTATGCTTGCATCTTTACCTGAAGTACAACGTAAACAATTTTTAGATGGGGATTGGGATGCATATGAAGATTCAGCTTTCCCAGAATTTAGTAAAACAACCCATGTGGTCGAACCTTTTGAAATACCTAATGGATGGTATAAGTTTCGTGCTGCTGACTGGGGTTATTCTTCTCCTGCTTGTGTTTTATGGTTTGCTGTGGATTATAATAATAATGTTTGGATTTATAGAGAATTATATACTTCCAAAGTTACGGCAGATAATTTTGCACATCAAGTCTTAAGATTAGAAAATGGTGAGTATATTCACTATGGAGTATTAGATGTTAGTACTTGGGCAAAGAGAGGTGATGTAGGTCCTAGTATTGCAGAGACAATGATACATAATGGATGTAGATGGAGACCATCAGATAGATCTCCTAAAAGTAGAATTAATGGTAAGTTAGAAGTTCATAAACGTTTTAAATTATTTAATGAAGAACCAGGAATTAGAATATTTAAAACATGTAATAATTTAATTAGAACTTTAAGTACATTACCAACAGATAAAAAAAACCCTGAAGATGTAGATACAAATGCAGAAGATCATGCATATGATGCATTAAGATATGGATGTATGAGTAGACCAATGCATCCTAAATATGCACAAAGATTTAGACCAACATTTCAAAATAGCTTTGAAGCAGTAGATAATAAATTTGGATACTAGGGGTGTCAAAAAAAATAAAAATACCAGAAACAAATAAAAAAAATTTTCCCTATACTTTAAATTTAGTATGGTGGGAGGATATCGTCAGTGAATCAAATTGGGCTGACATAGTAGATATCAAAAAAGCAAAAACAGCTGTATGTTGTAGTGTTGGATGGTTAGTTAAACATGATTCTAATTCTACGGTTTTAATGGCTGATTATTCTTTTGAAGATAATAAAGAAATAAAACAAGGTGGTAATTACACAACCATACCTACCAAAAATATACTAAAGATTAAAAAAATAAAAATATAGGAGATAGACAATGGAAGCAAAATTTGATCCAAAAGCTAAAGTTAAACAAGGTCAATTAAGTGATGCACCTGAAGGTAAACAACCTAACAGGGAATCTACTAATATTGATTTCTCTCAGCATACACATAGAAAACAAGAACCTTTTGAGTATGATGTAGATGTACCTACTAAATCTGGCTCAGAGCATGTGCAAGATTCTTTGTTTAAAATGGCTGACGAAAAAGATTATTAATGAGTCTTGGACCCACTAGTAATTTTATACCTGTCATCTATGCAGGCACTAAAAAGAAAACTAAAAAAATTAAAAAGAAAAAAACAAAAAGGAGAAAACCCAAATGATGAAAAGATATATGCACGGAGAACTCGCACCAGACACACCAAAAGCTGCTAACGAGCCAATGGCTATAGATCCTAATTCTAAAATAAAACAAGGAGCTACAAGCGGTGATGGCAATGATGCTAAAGGTAAGTCTAAATCAAAAGTAGATCCAGCAATCTTTAGAATGGCTGAAGAAAGAGATTACTAATTTAAATGGAAGAAGAAGATAAAAAAACTGATAGGGTCAGTGAATCTTCTCCTATTGTAGGACATATAAGAGAAAAATTTCATCAAGCAGAAACATCAAGACTGTTTGACGAAAAAAGATGGTTAAAGGCTTATAGAAACTATAGAGGAGTTTATGGACCAGAGATGGCTTTTCGATCTAACGAAAAGTCTAGAGTCTTTGTTAAAATAACTAAGACTAAAGTTTTAGCTGCATTTGGTCAAATTATTGAAGTATTATTTTCTGCTGGTAAGTTTCCCCTAGGAATTGCTCCTACACCAGTTCCAGAAGATATTGCTGAATACGCACATATAAAACCAAAACAACCAGAAGCACCACAACAACCACAAGATCCATATGGATTTAAAGGTGACGGTAGAGAAATACCACCAGGTGCAACTGCTGATATGCTAATGAAAAATTTAGCACAAGAATATGATAATTTAGGTTTTGAAGAAGGTCCAGCAAATGCAGGTGAACCACAAATAGAACCAGCAGCTATAAGTGCTAAAAATTTAGAAAAATTAATTCACGATCAATTAGAAGAATCAACAGCAATTACAACTCTTAGACATGTATTTTTTGAAATGTGTTTATTGGGTACGGGTATTTTAAAAGGACCATTTAGTTTTGATAAAGAATACCATTCTTTTGAAGAACATGATGATACATCTGTTCATATTAAAAAAATTAAAACAGTTCCAAAAATAGAAGCAGTATCTTGTTGGGATTTTTATTCAGATCCAAATGCAACAAATATAAATGATTGTGATTATGCAATTCAAAGACATTCATTAAATAGGCAACAATTTTCTGATTTAAGAAAAATGCCATTCTTTGATGAAGTAGCTATAGATCATTGTTTAGAAGAAGGACCTAATTATCAAGTTAGAGGATACGAGTCATCTTTATACAACAGAGAAACTGTAGAAACTATTTATAAAAATAGATTTGAAGTATTAGAATATTGGGGTGTAGTTGATAAAGAATTAGCAGAACAATGTGGTGTAGAAAGTGATAAAGATGTAATTAGTATTAACGCATGGATATGTGGTGGTAAAGTTTTAAGAATGGTTGAAAATCCATTTACACCTACAAGATTACCTTTTATGGTATGTCCATACGAATTAAATCCTTATCAATTTTTTGGTGTTGGTGTTCCAGAAAATATGGAAGACTCACAGCAAATTATGAATGGTCATGCAAGAATGGCTATTGATAATTTAGCACTTGCAGGTAATATGGTATTTGATGTTGATGAAACACAATTAGTGCCTGGTCAAGATATGAAAATTTTTCCTGGTAAAATATTTAGAAGACAAAGTGGACAGCCAGGAACATCTATTAATGCAATAAAATTTCCTAATAGTACACAGGAAAACATGATGATGTTTGATAGATTTAGACAGTTAGCAGATGAAGCAACTGGTATACCATCATATTCACATGGTACAACAGGTGTTCAATCTACAACTAGAACTGCAGCAGGTATGTCAATGTTAATGGGTGCTGCAGCATTAAGTATTAAAACAGTAATTAAAAATATTGACGACTATTTATTAAAGCCCCTAGGAGATAGTTTCTTTCATTGGAACATGCAGTTTAATGCAGACATGCCACATATTAAAGGTAATCTTGAAATTAAACCAAGAGGTACTTCATCTTTAATGCAGAAAGAAGTTAGATCACAAAGACTCATGACATTTATGCAAACAGCAGCTAATCCTGCTCTAGCACCTTTTGTTAGATGGCATACATGTTTAAGAGAAATAGCAAAAGCATTAGATATTGATCCTGATCAATTAATTAATGATCCAGAGAAAGCAGCTATCTATGCACAAATAATGGGAATGGCAAATGGAAATCAAAATAATACAGCCCCTGCTGGAGAACAAAACCCTATGGAGACAGTTGGAAAAGCACCTCCAGGGGCTTCAATCACAGATCCAACAGGAAATGGAGGTGGCAACATCGGAGTCGGCAATATACCGATGCCAGGGGAAGCTGGTTTTGCTTCGCCAGATATTAAACCTACCAACAGCAAACAAACGCAGTAAAGAGAAAGATTAATGGCAATACAGTATTCTTTAAATTATGATGATCAAGGTAATCCATCATTAGTTAAAAATACTATAACTGGTTCAAGAAAAGTTATTGATACAAGTAGATTTACAATAGGTGCGTATTTACCTGCTAGAACAATATCAACAGATTATAATTTTACAGCTACACCTACTGAAGATAGTAGAGAAGTTTTTGGTACACAAACCCAATACGAAATATTAGAAACTTTTATAAAAGAAAATGATGGTGGTGATGGAAATACTAAAGATATTACTCCAACTGGAAAAGATTATAGTTTAAGTGTTACACAACAAGCAAAAGTAAATGCTTTAAAAGCTGCAGGTATGTATAAAGAAGCAGATGATTTTAAAAACTATAGTTTAAATAAAGCTAAAGCAGATGATTTAAAATCATTTACAGGAACTATTGGGCTATTATCTAGTAATCCTTTAACTACTATTTTAGGTGTTGGTGCTAGAATATATGGCAATTATGCTGATAGAAAAACAACTACTATTATGAATGATTATTATGCATCAGAATCTTATCAAGATATGGCAACAAAAATGGATTATGAATATGATGCTTATAGTGACTATGATGTTTATAATGATGGATCATATAACATAGGACCAACATATACTAGAGATGATTTAAAAACTAGAACAGTATTTGATGCAGAAGAGCATGGTGAACCACCTACATCACCTAGAGGCACTGGTAATGTAGAAGCTGGATTAGGTACAGAAACTATGGCTGATATTCAATCAAAAGAAAGGGGACAATCATTACATGGTGATAATGGTGGTAGTGGAAGTAATCAAGGTGGATCACCAGGATCACAAGGACCAGGTGGATCAGATGAAATGGGAAGTTTTTAATTATGGCAGTAGATTATAGAGGGCAACCAATAACTAAACAAACAGCATTTACAACTACAGGTATAATGAATAAAAAACCTGCAGCTATTAAGCCATTAAAAATGCCTACTGCAAAAGCTGTAGAACAAAAGGCAACACAACAAAGAGTTGTAGAAAAACCAAAACCACAAATAAATTTATCTAATTTGAGAGATGATGATAAGCGAATTTTAAATATTCATTTAACACCATCTCTTAAAAATGTATTCAGCAAAGTATTTGGACAAGATATATTTCCTGAGTTTGGAATAAAAGAAAACACAGTTAGTATACCAACAAGTATAATTGTTGATAGATTTGGATCATTATCTAATTTTAGATCTATGGTTCAAAGAGATGTAAACAATAATGTGCCACCTAGTCAAGGTATAATGACTAGCCCACAAACTACATAGTTTTTGAGCTACCCTTATCCATAAGGCACTCAACTTAAGAGGAAAAATAATGGAAAAAGAAAAAGAAACTCCTGAAGTTTCTGAAGAAAAAAAAGTTAAAATGCCAGAAGCAAATCCTTATAATAAGGTTCGTGAAGAAGATGATCCTGAAACAGAGGCTTTTGCAAAAGGTGAATTAACTAAATTTCATAAGGAACAAAGGGAAAAAGAGGCAACCGCAGCAACCGAACAGAAGGACACCGATGCATCTGAAGAGACTGCAGAATCAACAGATCAAAAGGCTACTCCACTAACTGAACGCCCTGCTAAAGCTGAAGACCGTGTTTTTAAAAAACGTTATGACGATTTAAAAAAACACTATGATTCTACAATTAATAAACACAAGGATGAAGTTCGATCTTTGCGTACACAATTAGAATCAAGTACACAACAATTTGTGCCACCTAAATCTAAATCAGAATTAGAGGCATGGAGAAAAGAGTACCCCGATGTTTATGATATGGTTGAAACTATAGCAATGGACAAAGCTACTACTCGAACTGCAGAACTTGAAGATAAATATAAAAATCTTCAACTCCAGCAAGAACAAATTACAAAAGAAAAAGCAGAAGTAGAACTTTTAAAACTGCACCCTGACTTTAATGATATTCGACAAAAAGAAGAATTTCATGAATGGGCTGCAAGACAAGATCCTACTATTCAAGGTTGGTTGTATGAAAATACATCTAATGCACAGTTAGCTGCTAGAGCTATTGATCTATATAAAATGGACAATGGTCAAAGTAAATTAACTAAAAAAGAAGAAAAGGATATTAAAAAAGAAGCTGCTAAAGCAATTTCTAAAACTAGAAAAAGTACTGATTCAGATACGCCAAAGAAAAAAGTTTGGACAACAAGTGAGATTTCTAAATTAAAACCTCATGAGTTTGAAAAATTTGAAAAGGACATTGACCTTGCTCGTTTAGAAGGTAGGATTGAACAACGTTAACAATCTAACTAAACAATAAGGAGAAGCATTATGGCTTTTACAAATGCTACTGGGTATCAAAACCTTGCACAAGGTAATTTTACCCCACAGATCTTTAGTCAGAAAGTTCAAAAATTCTTCAGAAGAGCATCAGTAGTAGAGGATATTACTAACACTGATTACGCTGGAGAAATTGAAAACTTTGGTGACACAGTAAAGATCATTAAAGAGCCTACAATCACAGTCAGAGATTATGCTAGAGGTCAAACAGTTGATACACAAATATTAGCTGATGATCAAATAACTATGACAGTTGATCAAGGTTCATATTTTGCTTTTAAAGTAGATGATATTGAAGAAAGACAATCTCATGTAAACTTTGAAGCTCTTGCAACCTCTTCAGGTGCATATTCATTAAAG